TTACCTAGTTTGTACTCTATTCCGTTTATATTTATCTTAGATTTAACCTTTCTCCTACCATCAAAACCATTATCCAATAAAGGATTGTAGTAGTGTTTAAATATCCTGTTATTCTTAGAACTAGCAGGTATAGTAAACTGCTGTGAGAAGTCAGTAAAAACCTTAGAAATATCCTTAACATTCTGTATAGATGAATCTAATTCAATAGTTTCAAAGTCGAAAAAATCAACCCTCTCGTAATTAGGAGTAACTGAACCAAAATCTGATGAATCTACGTATAATTCTACTGATAACCTCATTAAAATATGTTGTTTATTTTATCAAAAGAGTAGTCTATCTCTATTGTGTAGTTAATTAATTTATCGTTTACAGATGACTTAATCTCTAAACTAGAGTTCTTAATATTTACAGGTAACAAGTTAATGTCATCGTAAATCCAAACCTTTTCAGACATCATTAGCTGTTTAAAGTTCTCTGAAAAACTATCGGGAACAAAACCTGTATTTAATACAAGAGATTCTTTAGCATTCACATTATAATCTCTACTTACGTGCCTGCTTAAATCCCCCGACATATAAGAAGATATTGTATTAGACCTATAAGTATCTCTTTCTGAATTTACTGATTCAGTAGTCTTTTTAAAGAACCATAAGTCCTCTTTAACCCCTAGCTTGTTTAAGAATACAATCTTCTTAGGTGTATATTTGCACTCAGATATAGGTACTATTTTAAGTTCTTTGTTATTAGTAAACGTATCTACACCTTTAGTGTAAGATATACCTAACAACACCCTGTCAGCATCGTAGTTAGTGAACTCTTCTACAAATTCTTCTACACATTCATTACCCTCGTAAATACCACCATCAATAGTCACCCTAGATTGAAAAGTACTATAATCACTTTCAGTAGTATAGTGTACAGATTCGTATGAAGTAAAGTTTATGGTTTCTTTAACTAAGACATCATCTCCTTTATAAAAAACTACATCTACTTTAGATAATCCTGCGTAAATTGGATTGATTAAAGGTATAGATAATGGTCTGTCCTCATATCTGTAAACAACATCGTTAGAACCTGCATAAAGGCAATTATCTAACAAGTAATCTGAAAACTTTTTATTATAACCCTCTTCATAGTAAGCATAACCATCAGTAAAAGACAAAGATTGGTTTACGTTTAATTGAGGAACATCATTTATACTTCCCGAAACAGCAGTAGAAACACTAAGAACCTCATAGTCATCTAGATAGTCTTTTACAAAAGGAGAGATGTTTATGTACTCTTCAGTTCCAAAATCAAAGGTGTATGTCTTTAACTCAACACCACCTGCACTTATGGTTACATCTAGTCCTGCACCATCATCAAAACCTTGATTGTCTATTACGTATGGACTTCTAGCTAATATTAATTCCGCCATTTTCTATTTGTTTAAAATTTACTTTTATTCCTTTTAAGTAAGCATCTTGTATTGCTTCTGTTACTTTTTTTAATTTATCTTCTCTTAATTCTAACTCAAAACCACTACCTTTATATCCAAACCTTTCAGAAATACCGTTTCTTCTAATACCTATACCTATCGCAGTAGCCATAGAGTGCCAATGGTTGTCTGTTATAGAAACAAATCTACCCTTACTATTCCTAGCATTGGGTCGCATACCCTTATATTTTGCCCATCTAATTATAGAGTTCCTAAATTTCTTGCTAACTTTATTAGCATCGGGTCTTGTCTTTACACCATTGAATAATGCTTCTGCATACCTTAAATAAGATATTGTAACCGTATCTCCATCTATATCGTATTTAAAAGACTCTTCTAAATCTCCACTAGCTACAAACTTATCTTTCCTAACTAAATCTTTATACTCATCTACAATTAGCTTTCCTAAGTCATTTAATTCATCTGTTAAATCAATCATTTTAACATACATTTAAGCCATTAGGAATCTCTATTGATATTGTCGTACTCCAACCTGCTAATTCGTTGCTAAATCGCTCTTTAAATGGCTCTGCTGTTGGTTGTGTTGTTACTTGATAGTTAGATTCAAATAAACTACCCCTCATTAGTTTCATAATAAGTCTGTTTAAGACTTCAAATTGAGTGTTTAATACATCGTGTAAATTGTCATTACCATAGAATTGGTCAAAATCAGACTTCTTAGTATTGTAATCCACTATGTCTGCACATAAAACTTTAAGGTTTACTGATACTGTCCTTTCATTATACTGTACATTGTCAATGATGAGGTGTGATAAAGGGAATATAGTAGTCTTATCTAAATCTACATCTGCTATATCTCCATAGGTAACAGTGTTTACAGAGGGACTAAGTAATAACTCCTCTTTTATAGTGTCTAATATGTCGTATAGGTGCTTCATTTCATTTTTGATTTAATATATCTATTTTCTAATTCTCCTTTTTCTTTTACAAACTCTAAGTACATTAAGCACTGATGGATTGGAAGTTTAGTAACTTCTCCGATTCTTCTAACATCTTTTCTAGCGAGTGTATATATTGCTTGATAGTTTCCCCATTTTTTACCGAACGATTGTCCTCCTGTCCATCCATCTCCTGTAACTGTTTGAGTGTATAGACCATCGTATAATTTGACAATTTTGTCGCTAAACGATAAAAAAAAACCCTCGAAGCTAAAACGATGTCTAGTGGAGTATGTTTCATTACATCTGCTAGGTACTCTGTACCCTTGTATTTATGTATCAGATACTTGCCTTTGTTTTTATGTTTTATAGGTCTGTAAAGTACAGCCATTGCTCTATGAAGATTACTATCATCATACAAATACTTCTCTAAATCTATAAACTCTCCATAACTCATCTTATCAAAGTTAGGTATCAATCCAAACTCTACCTCAACACCATCAGTACCTACCATCTTAAAAGTGTTTCTAAGTTTAGGTGTTTGAGATAACAACCTATTTACTTGATTTAAAGCACCCTCAAACTGAGCTAACTCTATTTCCTTTAAGTCCTGTTGGCTTATACCACAAAATATATCTAACATCTTTATATTTAAGAAGTCAGTAGCATTAGCATCATCTTTATTCTTATTATAAATATTAACGTACTTCTGCCATTGGTGTAGCTGTATATCACTCAACTCGTTAGGAACATCAAAAAATACTGTTTCTGTCATAAAATAAATTATATTATATTAAGATAACTACTTTTTTGTTTTTTGTGTTTATTACCTTATATTTGTATAGATAAAAACCACATATAGATGAATAACACCAATTTAGTAGATGAAAAAGATAGGATAAGGTTTTATAAATTTAGATGCCTAGATACTGATTTTATGTACGAAGTTACAGGAACTACATCTACACATAAACTAGAAGAAAAGTTCTACCTAGACAAAGCTATCAAATCATTAGACACTATAAGAAGAGAAGATGGTATAAACAAAGTCTTAACTAGAACACAACTAAAAGAAAGATTTACTAATGTAGAAGAGATAGAAGATAAGTTTATGTTTAGAGTATAAACAATATTTATGCTAAATAAGTTTTTCATATAAATTATTTATATTAAGCTAAAATAGGCAAACACTATTGTGCTTTTACAGTTATCTTAATAAGAGATGTGGTTCTCTATAACCCACCAAACTTCTATCCTAAAACGATAGTTGGTTCAGCTAAATCAAATCTCCTTAGAAATTGCACCTATAACCTTTATTGTTTTCGTAGCACCCAATAGGTATTCAAACTAACGAGTACATTAAGCTAATCAGTTGTCTAGCTAACAACATATAAAAACAATATGGAGGGTGCATACCTTATCTATAAGCTAATCATTAAATACTTTCCTTTTCATTACTACAAATCGTTTGAATTCATTGAAATGAGTTATTAGCTATTCCACTTCTTCATATTACGTTGAATTCATTAAATTGAGCTATTAGCTATTCTAACTATTCATATCACGTTAATTAACTATAAAACAATAAGTTAACTATACTTGCTTAAAGTTAATTATATACTAATTGTATTAAGATACTATAATACAGGATATTAAACATAGTTACTTAAAGTTGTTTAGAGGTTGAGGTGGTTAAGTTGTTGATTATTAAGAGTTTAAAGATCGTGTTTAATTTCCTGAAATATACCTACTCTAATTATCAACACCTTACAAAAATACCTGCATACTCTTATAAGCTATTTTAAACCTATTTTAAACCTATTTTAACGCTTTATAATGTTCTTTATTATTGGATATAAAAAAACCCCTAAAAAGGGGCTTATTATTGTTTATATTGTAGTTTATTATTGTTTATGTTCTAGCTATTTTTTTATTACCTATTTGTAATGATAAAAAAGTATCATTACCAAAAGTATTTTTAAAGTACTTGTATGCTTTATTGATATCATTATAGTATAATAATTCTGTATGTATTACTTTTTTATTATTTATCATATGTATTAATTTATATTTATATTCTTTCATATTTTATGTAGTTAATTGTTTAAAAGTGTTTGCTTATTGTTTCAACCTCTTGCATAGGTATATCGTGGCATCCTATTCTCAAAGTGTTATTTACTATACCTATAACGGTATAATAATCTAGCTTAAACCCTTTTATATCCTTTTTAGCTTGAATAAGTTTATATAATAATTTAGCTTTATTAATTTCAATTTTAACGCCTTTTGAGGTTTCTATATTGTTATTGTCTTTTGATATCCTTAGATAGCATTTTTTGGCATTATTAATATAGTTTATTTCATAGCTTTTAAAATCCGATATACTTTGTAGAATTTTCTTTTTTAGTTTTTCGTTGTTATTTTTCTGTATTTCTTTTACCTGTAAAAGTATTGTTTCCTTATTATTTTTTAACCCCTGTACTATCTTAAAAATTTCTTTGTACTCTTTTGTTTTGCTTACTTTAGTTTTTGTTTTTGTGTACTTTAAGTACTCGTTTAAACTATTGTAAAGACCGAATATTTCATTCAAATAATATTGTTTGTTTTGTCTTGAGCGTGGTAACTTATTCAAGTACTCTTTTATAGTTTTCTTAACTATTTTTATATCCGTACTTTTTTTAAAAAATTGTTTTTTGTGGCTTGTTGCATCGCTAATTAAATGTATATGTTTACTAGTAGTAACGCTATACCCTTCGTTATTTATTAGTACCGTTTCATTATCTAAGAACTCACAAAGCAAATAATGGTATCCATAAGAGTATAATTTATTATCGTTAAAAAATATACTTTGTGTTTGGTTTCTACCCTCTTTTTGTGTTTGCTGTGCAAATACGTGTACTACATCGTAACTATTGCTAAATACTTTTTTCATTTTATTTTGTTTTATTGTTGTTTATATCGTTTTGTAATTCTATCAATTTAGATATTAAATAGTGGTTATCACTGTAAAGCAAATCAACCGTTTGTATTATATCCTGTAATTTATTTTTTATTTGTTTATCCATATTTATTAATCTTTAATATGAAAGTCTAACCCCTCAAAATCCTGTAAAATTATTTCTACCACTCGAAATTTGTTATTAAATTCTTTACGGTATCTTGTCAAATCGTTCGTGAGTTTATACCTAATTAGTTTATTGTTTTTGTCCGCTTCAAACAAGAAAAATGATTTTTTTGTTCGCATTAATTTAACGGCTAATGCTAAACTAATTTTAATTTTTTTGTAAGCCATATTATTTTGTTTTTAATTGTTTTATACTACAAATGTACAAATGTTTTTTAATTAAACAACAAAAAAAATAAAAAACTTTACTTTTTTTTTCAAAACATATCAAAAACAATTGTAAAAGCCACACTATCAATGATTTAGTGTAGTAGTATTTTTTTAGTGTTGTTTTATCTTTGTATTGATATAATGAATCGCATACGTGGTAATGTTTTTTTTTTAAATATGCAAGTATTTTATTTATTTTTATTCAATCTAAATAAAGACAAATGTATTTTTAACGAGTCTAAATAAGAATAAGCTATTTATAATTAGTCTAAATAAATATAAAAATATTGACCCCTCCATAGCAAACATAGACCCCTCCATAACAAAAGATTGACCCCCCATAATAAAAGATTACCCCTCCATAATAAAAGATTGGCAAAAAAATAAGGGAGAACAAATATTTTGAACCCCCTTATAATAAAAGATTTTTTTATTTATCTTATCACATAAACACCACTATTAACACCTTGAACTAAATATGTTAAAGCATATCTTATAGCATCTATAAAGTGATTAAACTTATCAATAGGTACTTCTCCTTTATCCTTCCATACATAGTTGTTTAACTCTCTTATAATACCGTGAGAACCTCTATCTACAACTATCTCGTAATCCTGCATTAAAGCAATACCACTCAATATACTACCTTTCCTTTTTACAGTAGGTTTTATATTCAACCCAAGTGTTTTCAATTCGTTTACAAGTCTAGGCTCGGAGTTATCAGAAATAATTAAATCCAATGAACATTCCTGTCTATTCCTAGATGCTATTTCAGAAGTCGTTAGATTAGCTTTTCCGTAGATTTCCTTGACCCAAATCTTTCTAGCTTGCTTATCTACCGAAACCTTAACTAAAGTCGTTAAATCGGCTGAGAATCCAAAATCCTGACCATAGCAAGTAGTTTCTGTTGGAATAAAGTCACCTACCCTCCATTTTCTTATAATAGTACCCTCTGCTTTTTCAAGCCAACCTCCTAGTATTTGATGTTGATACTTATCGGGTCTTTTTCTCTTCATCTCATATATTCTCTCTAAGAAAGATTCAGATAAGTTCTTCTTGTTGTCCTTATAGGTTGTATGTATGTATGTTACGTTACCTTTTTTAGTATTAGATGCAGGAAGTATATTCTCATTCTGAAAAAACCTCTGAAATATCCAATGCTCTTTAGTAGTAGGGTTCAATATAAGAATAACCCTATTTTGCTTAGTTTGTGAACGTATAGAGAAATCTATCTTATCAAAAGTAGATTCATCAACCAATTCTTCTGCTTCATCAACTACAAATGTAGTTATACCGTTCAAAGATTTAAGTGCTGCTGTTTGGTTACCCGATGATGTCCTTATACCCTTAAATATAATAGAACTACCTGTTTTAAGGTTCATAATCTCATCTTTAGTAATCCTAAAGTCCTCGTGAACACCCATAAGGTTAATCTTCTCTATAAATTCGGGAATAATAGATGTATGAGCAGAAATCATAGTGTACCTTGAAAAAAGTATCTTATGACCTGTTTCATAGGTAAGGTTCAATAGAAAAACATTGACACCAAAGGATTTACCCGAACCACGACCTCCTGTAACAACAAAATACCTGCTATCATCTTTGAAAACAGGTATATACTTCTCGTGTATGTCTAATTTACTCATCTTTAGGTGTTATATCTATTACTTTTTCCTTAATCTTCTTACCTTCTGCACTATCTCCAAAGAAATTTATAGTAGGTGCTTGTACTTTAGATGTATTGACTTCTTTTTCTTCTCCATAAGCCATATCAACAACTAATTTAGCAAAGTTATAGTTATCTTTAGAGTTTTCTACTAAGGATTCAAAGAAAGCACCTTCGTTACCATAGACATTTTTAATAGCTTTTAAAGCATATTGTTTTCTTCTACTCTTTTTTGCGTGATTTAACGCAGGTTTGTTAGACCTCTCAATAGCAGGAACAGGTGTTTTAGGGATTGATTTCTTCCTCTTATTACCTTTCCTACCATCAGTCGGTTTTATTTCATTAGATTTACTCATATTAAGATAACTGATTTTTAGTTATAATGTTTTACTCGGCATCGTATATGCAACATTGCTTTGAACAGTACATATAATTCTCCTCTATTGGAGTATCACAGTGTCTGCAAGTATTTGTTTCATCGTACTCTGTTTGGTAGCTGTCTAAGTCGTGGTCTAATTGGCTCATAATATTGTTATTTTTTTTAATTTATTTTTCAGAACTCTTATTTATGAAGGGTTTGTATAGTCTTTCCCTCCAACGGTTAACAGAACAAACATAAGAGCAATAACCATTATTCTGTTCTGTTTCCCCTCCACAATCACAATGTTCTATGTTGTTTATATCCATCATAATCTATCAATACCTTTAGCCAATATCTTATAAGTATCTTTGTCAAACTCCTTAATTGCTTTGATAATCTCAATACTATTATCTTTCATCCTCTTTTTAGCATCAAAAGTGTAAGTTTTACCTAAGTCAACATTTTGTGCATCTAACTCCAATAAGGCATCAACTATCAATCTATTATCAACTAAATTTCTTGTTGAAGTAATCTCTTCTATTCTTTTTTCAATATCTTTCATAATTATATTTTATTTGGTGCTAACATTTCTACTCTCATTGCTTTATGTGATTCATATCCTTTTAATTCAAAATCACTTATGTTTACCTTATTAAAGTTCTCTGTGATGTTTCCAACCTCTAAAGTACATTTATCAAAGTTATCATCTCTCTGAACCAACTCTTTTGCTAATTCTATTTGGTTATCGTACAAGTGGACGCATTTTAAGTCCCCTACAAGCCTTAAAAACTTATGTCCTGTTAGTTTCTCTAGTATAAGACCTAAAGTTGCGTAAGAAGAGATATTAAAAGGTAATCCTAGGAATAAATCTACACTCCTTTGATTCCAATGTAACTCAAAACCTTTGTTTGGCACTCCAATAACTTGGAAGAAAGTGTGACAGGGAGGTAATGCAGTATTGTTTAAATCAGAAGAGTCCCAAGCATTAACTATAAGCCTGCTCCCCATAATATCCTTTTTCATTCCTTTTATCAACTCCTTTATTTGGTTTACACCTCTGAAGTTTGTCCACTTTACAGAATAGTTTTGACCAACTGAACAATTCCATCCTTTCTTAGCTTTATCTAAGAACACCCATTTGGATAATGGTCTTGATGAAGATTCAGCACAGTTCTTTACGTGCCAATTATAAGCATCATCATTCCATATCTTGATGTTGTTATCATTTAGGTACTTTATACCAT